ACAAAGGAGAAGTCAGATGACAAACCCACTCAAGGGTCAGATTGAAGTAACACTAGGTTCTGAAACCTATAAGTGCCGATTAACCATAGACAGCTTAGTCAAGATTGAGGATGAACTGGACACAGGGATTCTTGAGCTTGCACAGAACATTGCACAAGCCAAAGTTCGCATAAGAACATTATTAGTCGTATTACGCTATGCCCTTAGAGGTGGTGGTAACGACTTTGATGAAAAGAAAGTAGGGCAAATAATATCCGATGTAGGTATTGTTACGGCTTCTACAGAGGTAGCCAAACTCTTGGTATCTACCTTAAACGACAATGACTCAGACGAGGAAGATAAAAAAAAAGCAATAGAGTAGATGAACACACGCCACCTATCAATTGGGGAGACTACTACATGATATGTGTTGGCATGATGAATATGCGCCCTATGGACTTTTGGGATTTATCACCTAGAGAAATGTACTTAGCCATAAGTGGATTTAAAAAGTTTCATGCATCAGAGCAAGAAAAACCTATGGATAGAGCAGAACTAGATGACCTAATGGAGTTATACCCTGACTAATGGCTAAGATAGACGACCTAGTAATTCAGATAAAAGCTGATACAAAGCAACTTAAAGCTGAGCTAGATAAAATAAACGGCAAAATAAAAGTTACTGGTGCAACAGGTGGTGCTGCATTTGGTGGTATGGCAGCAGGATTGTCTAAAATAAAAGGTCCTGCTATTGCTGCAGCAGCAGGTATTGCAGCAATTGTTTTACCTTTAAAAGCTGCAGCAGGTGCAGGCTCACAATTTGAAGATTTAAAAGACTCATTAGATAGTGTTTTTGGTAGTATTACTGCAGGTGATGCAGCAATGCAAAAAATATTTACATTTGCACAAACAACACCATTTCAAATAGAAGATGCAACCAAAGCATTTATTGCGCTTAAATCCGCAGGCATAGAGCCAAGCATGGATATGTTGCAAACATTTGCTGATACTGCATCTGTATCTGTAGATCAACTTGGTACTTTTGAAGCTCTTATAAGAATGGTGCAAAGGTCAGCATCAGGTGGCATGGGTCTTGAAGAATTAAATATGATCTCTGATAGAGGAATTGATGTGCTTGGTATCTTGGGAGAAAAACTTAATCTCGGTAAAGATGATATAGCTGAATTTGGTAAAACTGCAGAAGGTGCTGCAGAAATGGTAAAGGCGCTAACAGAGGGATTACAAGAAAAGTTTGGTGGCGCTATGGAGTCCAAAATGGATAACCTTTCTACAAAGGCATCAAACATGGTTATTGCTTTTAAACAGCTAGGTGATGAGGTTTTTAAAAGCGGTTTAGGTGATTTTTTAAAAGATACAGCAGACTTTCTAGCAAAGATTGCCAATGAGTCAGCAAGAATTGTAAGAACTGTTACAGGTACTAAAACAATAGAAGATTTTGCGCCTGAAGTAGATATGAGTAAATCTACGCCTGAGCAAAAAAGAGCTTTGGCGCAAGATTTTTTAGCAGATGCAAATGAAGAATTAAATAAAGCACAAAGAAATTTAGCATCAGCAGAAGAAAATTTTACTGGTGATGCCCTAATGGCTTATCAGGCTCGTGTTAATGGCGCACAAAAAAGAGTTGATAACCTTATAGAAATAATAGCCAGTTTTAACAAACAAATAGCTGAAGCACAAAAGCCTAAAGAAGTAGATAATACTTTTGATGCAGGAAATATAGATGGTCTCATAGAGTTTCTTCCAAAGTTTAAAAAACTTGTAGAAGATGCTGTTCCTGAAACTAAAAAACTTGGCGATCAGATAAAATTTTTAGAAGATTTGATGGCTACTGGGGACAAAGAACAACTAGCAGGAATCATGGCTTTTCTTGGCGTAAAAGATGTAAGTGAAATAAAAGCTGTAATAGAACATTTACAAAAATTACAAGACGAGTTAGATGAAACCGCAACCTTCAGTAGTGAAATGCAAACAGCAATTATTAGTGCATCACAAGCATTCACATCTGACTTTGTAAGCTCTTTAATGGACGGTGAAAACGCATTAGATAGTTTTAAAAACTTTGCCAAGAATATAGTCAATCAGATTATTACAATATTTCTACAGATGGCGGTTGTGAATGAAATATTAAACAGCGTATTCAATTTAACTGGGAAAAGTGCTTTGCCTACATTGAGAAACACAAAAGCAGGCGGTGGTAAGGTGCAAGCAGGCTCACCAGTTCTTGTAGGTGAAAGAGGAATGGAGATGTTTGTTCCTGATACTGGTGGAAGAATTATGAACAACATGAACACTAAAAACTCTATGGGTGGTGCGCCCATCATAGTAAACCAGTCTGTAAACTTTGCTACAGGTGTAGTGCCTACAGTAAGGGCAGAGGTCACAAAGATGATGCCACAGATAGCAGATGTAACTAAAGGCGCTGTAGCTGAAGCTGCAATGCGTGGTGGTAATTTTAGGAGAGCATTACAAGGTGGCTAAATTAATATCAATGCCTGCAAGTCCAAACTTTGTTAGAAGTAATTGGTCTCTTATAAGAACAGTAGGAACTACAGTAAGTCCGTTTACTGGTAAGACAAAGACACAGGAGTTTGACGGTGTCTATTGGACAGCAGAGGTGTCTTTACCACCAATGCGTAGATCACAAGCGGTTGAATGGCAGTCTTTTCTTTTAGAACTAAATGGTACGGTAAACCACTTTAAATTCGCTGACCCTGATGCACTTACAAACACAGGAACATATAGCACAGGACACCTTACATCTGAACTAAGAACAAACAGTAGTTCGGTAACGCTTTCTTTTAGTGGCTCAACAATAACAGCAGGTGCTTCTACTTTTGGAAGTGCAAAGGTTGGTGATTTTATAGTTGTTACAGGGGCAACTAATGAAGATAACAACGGCACACATAAAATTACAACAGTGACAAGTGCAACAGTAGTCGTGACAACAAGCACATTTACAACAGAATCAAACACGGCAAGTTGCAAGGTTAGAACAAATGTCAAGGGTGCTACTGGATTATCGCTTCTCGCTTCCACAAACGCTGCTAGTGGCACTATTAAGAAAGGCGACTACTTACAGATACAATCGGCTGCAAACACCACAGGCACGCCCACACAATTAGTCATGGTTACGGAAGATGCAACGGCTACGGCTGACGGTGCAAAAGATTTCTATGGTGTAGCCATACAACCCAAGCTAAGATCAGACCTAGCAACAGGACATTACGCAGTATTCACAAATCCAAAAGGAACATTTAGGCTCATATCTAATGAGGTTAGTTGGTCAGCAGACCGAATATCCAACTACGGCATTAGTTTTTCTTGTATTGAGGTAATTTAATGGCTACTAGACAGGGTTTAGATAGTTCTATCGTAAATCGTCTAGGTGCAGACGAACAAGCCTTATTCTTTGCAGTAAAAGCAGAGTTTGACACAGATGATATTCTTGTATGGTCAGGTATAGATGATCTTGTTATCGGTTCAGATACATACACTGGTGCAGGAACATTATTAAGCGTAAGTAACTCAGAAGATAATTTAGAACTTAAATCTAATGGTCTTGTTGTTGCTTTATCAGGAATGGACACGACAGTTGTAAATTACGCACTTACGGAAAACTATCAAAACAGACCTATTACTATCTTTATGGGATATGTTATGGGTGGTACAAATGAGGTAGCAGGAACGCTTACTTTGTTTAAAGGTAGAATGACTAGCCTTGTCATAAACGATACTCCTGAAGGCTCTACAGTGACCATAGATGCGGAAAATAGACTGGTAGACCTAGATAGACCATCAAACCTTAGATACACAAAAGAATCACAAAACTTTCTGCATTCAGGTGATACAGGTTTTAACCGTGTTGCATCTTTACAAGACAAACAAATTAATTGGGGCAAGTCATCAGGTAGTAGCGGTGGCGGTGGTGGTGGATCAATTGGTGAAGATGAATACAACCAAAGTTATAGAAATCAAAGAAGATGAAGAAACTACCTAACTGGGAAGCTATGTTTCATGACTTTATAAAACATAATAATTACCCTTTTGTATGGGGGCGAAACGATTGTTGTAAGTTTAGCAATGCGGTCATAAAGCAAATTACTGGTGAAGATTTAATACCTAAAAAATTGGATTGGCATGACGAAGAAAGCGCCATGAAAGCTATAGCATCTTATGGTGGTGATTTAGAAACTAGCATAGAGAAAGCCTGCAACGCAAAAGGCGTAGGTGAGATTGATAAAGCATTTATGACTTGTGGTGATCTTGTTGTTTACGAGCAAAACAACTCTAGCCTTGTGGGTATGTGCAATGGTTTTGGAATACTAACACCAACAGATGACGGCATTGCTGTTTTAGATTGTGATTTAGCCTATAGAGTTTGGAGATTTGACTAATGGCTAAAGCAATTAAAGCTGCAATTATAGCAACAGTTATAGTGGTAACAGGTGGAGCTGCAGCAGCATACTTTGGTACTATGGGAATGACTGCAGGTCTTGCAGGATCGTTTGCATTTGCTATGGAAACTTATGCAGCTTTTACATTTGCAACAACCTTAGTAGCTAGTGTAATAGGTGGCATGACATCAAAAGGCGTAAACGCTTCTGCAGCTAATTTTGGAAATAAATTTGCAGCTAGAGGTGGATTAGTACCTAGACAGATTGTTTATGGTAAATGTCGTGTAGGCGGTACACAAGTGCATATTGAAACTACTGGTACAGATAACTACCTTCTGCACATGGTAATAGTATTAGCAGGACACGAAATAGAAAACTTAGAAACACTTAGATTAAATGATATAAATACCACAACCACAACATCAACAATAAGCGGTTCAACAGTCTATACAGTCACAAATGCTGACTTTACTAATACAGAGAATGATAATAATTTTGGTAGTGGCAGATTGGTTCGTTATTCCTTTGAAGACGGCAGTCAGACAGCAGTCAATGGTTTTATGGATGCACAACTTGCAAGCATGGGAACAACTGATAAATTTTTAGGTTGCGCTTTTGTCTATATACAAATGGTGTTTGATGCAGAAAAGTTTGGGGGAGGTATGCCTGCTATATCATTTGAAGTAAAAGGTAAGAATGTTTTTGACCCAAGAACAGGAGCAAATGCAACAACAGACTTACAAAGGTCAAACCCTGCTTTGATTATCAGGGACTACTTAACAGATACACAATATGGCTTAAAAGCTAAAACGACAGAAATTAATGATACAACTAATGCAGGTGGCATAGCTTCTGCTGCTAACACTTGTGATCAACAAGTTACTTTGGCTGATGGCTCTTCACAAGAGAGAAGATACACAGCTAATGGATTTACAAATTTTAGTGCAAATGGTAATGGTGTTCTAGAGTCTGTTTTAAGTTCTATGGCAGGCAAGATGTCATATGTTAATGGACAATTCACTTTATTTGCAGGCGCATCACAAACACCAAGTCTTACAATTACAGATGATGAGCTACTAGCGCCTGTTTCTATTTCAACAAATGCATCTAGTGGTGATTTATATAACTCAGTCAAACCAATATATGTTGATAGAAGCCTTGATTATCAATCAACAGATGCAGAGGTTTATCAAGATTCAACATTTCTTAACGCAGACACACCTAGTGGCGAAAGCACAGCAAATTATGTAAAACAAATGGAAACGCAGTTACCGTTTACTGTTACAGATACAATGGCGCAACGATTAGGTCGCATAGCTCTTAAAAGCCAAAGGCAAACAACAACATTATCCGTATTAGTTAGTCTGCAATTTATGCGATGTCAACCTAATGACTGGGTATATCTCACAAATGAAAGACTAGGCTACACGCAAAAAACCTTTGAAGTTTTATCTACAAATATGGAAGCCATGCAGGATGGCGAAGTGACAGTCATAGCTACTAGATTAGACCTTAAAGAAGTAGAAGCATCTGTATTTAACTTTGCAACAAATGACTACACCACAGGTCAAGCAGAAGGCTCTGATGTGTCAACAGGTAATTACAGTGTAACTGCACCAACAAATCTCTCTCTAGCACAGCAGAACGCTATTGACGGCACAACCAGTAAGGTAGACATACTTGTAAACTGGACTAACAACGCTAGTGATAAGGTGGTGCTGACAGAGATAGCCTATAAGCTAAACGCTGATTCTAACTACACTGCTGACTTTACGGCAGGCAAAGGTGTAACAAAGGCATCTATCCCTAATGTGGTGGTGGGTAGTACCTACAATGTCAAACTGCGACACATAGACCTCAACGGTGTGGCTAGTGCATACACCAGTGCGGTAAACATAGCCATATCCGCAGCTTCTTCTGCACCCAATGCACCCACAAACCTTTCTGCAACGACAGGCGGAACAATGATACTTGTACAGTGGACTAATCCAAATGTAACGGATTTAAGGGCAGTCAAGGTTTACAGAAAAACAGCAGACTCAACACCTACAAATGATGATGACTTGGTAGATACAATTGCAGGCGAGCCAAATGCAGTTACTACCACGCTGTTTGGAGATCAAGACGGACTTACAGCAGGCACTACTTACTTCTTTTGGGTAAGGGCAATCAACCATTCAGGACAACACTCATCATTCAGTAGTTCGGTAAGTGGTAACTTTGCTGCAGCAGGTGTAGCAGATGGTTCTATAACAACGCTAAAACTTGCAGCACAAGCCGTAACCAATGCCAAGATAGCAGTTGCAGCAATACAGGGAGATGTCATTGCAGCAGGTGCAATAGTGGAAGCCAAACTAGGTACGGATGCAGTAACAGCAGCCAAGATCGCAGACAACGCAGTTACATCAGCGCAAATATCCGCAGATGCAGTTACAACCGCAAAGATCGCAGATGATGCTGTAACCAATGCCCTAATTGCAACGGATGCGGTAAATCAAGACTCTATTGCAGCAAACGCAGTAACGGCAACGCAAATAGTAGCAGGAACAATAACCGCCAGTGAGATAGCATCAAACGCTGTTACTACAGCCAAGATAAATGCAGGCGCTATCACAGCAGCAAAGATTGGCACAGGAGAGATAACGGCAACGCAAATAGCAGGTGATACCATTACTGCTAATCAGATAGCTTCTAACGCCATCACAGCTAATGAACTAGCAGCAAACTCTGTAACTGCTGCAAAGATAACAGCAAATACAATTACTGCTTCTGAAATTGCAGCAAATACTCTTACAGCTACAGAGATAGCTGCAGGTGCAATAGCAACAGATGAACTGGCAGCAGATGCAGTTACGGCAGCTAAGATTGTTGCAGGGACTATTACAGCGACAGAGATAGCAAGTAATACGATTACAGCAGATAGAATTAATGTTACTGATCTAGCTTTAAATTTTGATACTGCAACTGTAACAGGTGCTACTATTGGCGGTTTTGCTAATAACACAATGAGACTTAAAGTGGTCGCAGACTTAGGAACTGCAGCAGGCATATATCAAATTTTTTGTAGGGTATTTGGTAGTAGTGGTCAAGTCAAAACACTATCTATAGTAGCAGGTGACGGCACATTTGGTTCAGGCTCTAGTTTTGAATTGAGAAGTGATTTTGCCTATAGCGATGGTTCAAGCCCAACAATACCAACAGCCGATGAAGGCTCTGCTCAATATCACTCAGGACAAACACAATTCTTTTCAGCTATTGATAGATTTAACAGTACAAATGATATGGTTCAAAAAGATTTTGCTGTTAGAAAAATTAGTAATACAAGCAGAACCCTTAGATTATATGTCCTTGCGCAAGGTGATGGTGGTACAAGGTTCTTAACCAATGTGCAGTTTGGTGTTTACAGGTTTACGGAAATATAAATGGCAATCCATACTTTTAACTACACATATACGCTTGATAGCATTACTACCATGCCACTAAGCATGACTAACAATACACAAATAGTTAAAAATGTTTGCATAAGCGTAACCGCAGTTGATCAAGCTGACAACACAAAAACAAAAACTGAAAAAATGTATGCTTCATTAAGTGGTATTTGGAGTTATGCAACAGATGGTTTGCCAAGCGATTTTATACAGGTAGATGACTTAACCAATGAAAAGGCTATAGAATGGTGGCAGGCAACCACAACAACTGATGATCTAAATGGTTATTTTACATGGCAAGTCTACGGAGTTGCCGAAATGGACGACTAGGAGAAATTATGCAACAAGACGGAAGATTTAGCGGCGACATGGATAGAAACGAAGTAGAGATGGATTTGCAAAAGTTCATGGCTATGATAGAGGAGATCGGTCAACTTAAAGATAAGATAAGAGAACTAGAAGATGCCACCAATGTAAATCCGTGGCAGAAGGTAATACATCTAGCAAGGGCAGTGGACTCATGGCGCATATTCCCAAGAATCTTTGTAGTGGTTTACATCTACCTTATGTATGAATCAGTCATATGGTTTATGAATTTGCCCGAGCCTAACCTAGAGCAATCAGCACTGGTATCTGTGGTGGTAGGTGCTATGGGTGTAGTGTTTGGTGTTTATTCGGGTAAAAGCGGTCAAAGTAAAGGATTTAAGGGCGAAGAAGATAAATAAAAAACCCCTAATTAAAGGGGTCTTTATAGGTTAGCAAATATTTACTTTTTCCAAAAAAGCATATAACCAAACAAAGCATTAACTTTTACTTCAAAATGTTCAGTCAGTTGCAAGTCCTCTAGGGGAACATCCCAAGTTTCACACTTATTGCCACCGCTTTTGTAAACCTCTCTATCAAAAAGTTTTACAGTTGCCCATGTTCTTCTTGCTTGTAAAACATAAGCAGGGTATTTGGTATTTCCATCTTCCCAGTCAGTATAATAAACACAATCACCTCTTTTCATATTATTTCTCCAATTAAAGCCAATATTGCTATTGGAAGTCCTACACTTACAAACACATTAAATGTAGGGCTGTTTATCAATTTAATTTCAAGTCTTTTAAGTTTTTTCATTTTACCTCGTATCAAGTTATATAGTTATTATAACAACTATATACAAAAAAACAACTGCTTGTGATACGATTATTTAAAACTCTCTAAGACTAGGGATAAACTGGCAAAGCCATAGTTTAATCGGATATAACTATGGATAATAACGACCAACAAAAACACGATAAATTAATTGCTTGGGCAATGTTAATGTTTTGCATAACATTGGTAGCAGGTATATCTGTAAATGCAAACGCACAGTCTAGTCAACAATCAGGCACGGCTTGTGTTAATGGTTCGCAGTATTGTGAGAACAGCAATGTTTACACCACAAATCAAACTACCACAAATAACACGAACAGCAACACGAATACCAATACGAACACCAATACATCAACCGCTACGAATACGAATACGAACAGCAATACCAATGTAAATACGACCACTTCTACAGCGACCAATACTAATTCAAATACAAATGTAAATACGAACAATAATGTTAATGTCAACACCAGTACGGCTACATCTACTTCAAATAATACGAATACGAATGTAAATACTTCTACATCAACATCAACTGTAAATTCTACGGTTAATCAAAATGTTAATAACACAAACAACAGTACATCCAATAACACGAATACTAATACCAATATTAATAAATCTGAGTCTGAATCTAATGTGTCAACCAACAATGTTAATCAAAACAATAACAATACCAAATCTGATAACACCAATAGAAATATCAATGAGTCCAACAGCACACAAACAATAAATCAAAACATCAAATCAGAAGCACCGCCTGCATCTGCAATCGCGCCATCAATAATGTCTTATTCACAAGACTTATGTACTACTGGTGTATCAGGCGCATTTCAGGGGCAGGTCTTTGGTTTCTCAGGCGGTAAAACAATCACAGATCAAAACTGCGAAAGGTTAAAACTATCCAAGTATCTTTATGATATGGGTATGAAGGTAGCATCAGTAGCTTTGTTATGCCAAGACGAAAGAGTGTTTAAGGCTATGTCAATGGCAGGCACACCATGTCCATATATGGGCAAGATAGGTAAAGAAGCATCAGCAGAGTGGGAAAAAAATCAATCCAAAAGACCTGATGTGGATGATGCTGAAAAAGAATACATAGCGAAATGCACGCATGAAGCCAATCCAAACAGAGACAATATTAATAAAGATGTTGTGGGTTTAGTTAAAAAAACTTACACAAGAAAAACTAAGACCACTAAACAATGCCGAAACGAATTCTATGCTACGCAGTAGCTAGTCTGCTATCATTTAGTGTATATGGACAGTACACTTATGAAGCAGGACAAGACCTATTTCACCTGCAAACAAACGCTAACAACTTTGAGGGCGAGTTAGCTTACGAGGTAGTAGATGATGGCATTAGTCCTGCAATTGATCTTTCTTTTAATTTTACTTTCTACGGCTCTACATTTACACAAGCGAGGATGGCAACGAATGGATGCCTACATTTTGGTAATAGTGGCAGCTATTGCAATGACTATACTCCTGACCCTATTAACGGACAGCACACTTACACCATATACCCTTTTTGGACAGACTTAATTAGAGATAATAACTCTCGCATGAAATCTTGGGGTGATAACAGCAAGATGATCTTTGGATGGTACGACATGAGAGAGTACAACAGAAGCAATACAGACAACAGCTTTGAGGTAATACTTTGGAACAACAACTCCTTTGACATACGCTACGGCGCATTAAACATTATCAACCATGATGTGCTTATAGGTGAGGTAGGCTCTAACAAAAATAACTCATACACCTATTATTACCATGATGAATGTTCTACTGGCACTACAAACTCTAGTGCTTGCGTAAACACGAACTGGAATAACACAACAATTAACACGACATTAGAGAACGGTGGTTCTTTATACGGCTCAGGTAGCGGTAATGGTGTAGACTGCAGTGACCCGTTAAATGATTCTAGTTGTACAGGATATGCTGATGCTTTTTTAACACAGCAATGCAACATCACTGATCTTTATAGTGAATCATGCCCTAATTATTGGGATGCTTATGATGATCAACAATGTGCAGATGACCCCCAATATGCACCTTTTTGTGCAGGCTATAGTCAAGAAGAATCTGTAGCATTTTTTGATGACAGCAATGTTGATTATGGTTTTATAGATGAACAAGAGCAGTTTGCTACAGGTAACTTTGATGACGGTTTTCTTGAACAAGATTTTCAAGATCAATTTTTTATTGTAGAAGTTTTTGAAGAAGAAATGTTTATGCCATACGATGAATTTGACGATTTCAACGAATACTTTGAAGAACCTTTTGCAGATGAATTAATTGTTTTTTTTGACCCTGAGCCATTACCCTTTCAAGAGTTTGCAACACCGCATGATGATTTGCCACATCAAGAAGAACTGCTACTTGATGAGTTTGTGTTTCAGGAAACATTTTTAGTTGAAGATTATTCAGAACCAAATACTTTTATTGAGTTTAATTCTATAGAAGAACTAGATGAGTGGTTTGAAGAAGAAATAAATGAGCATTTTGAAGAAAGACCTGAAGAAAGACTAGCAGACTTAGATGAGCCTGAAGAAGAATTTATTGAAGAAATATTTGAAGAAGAAGCGGTAGAAGAAGTCTTTGAAGAAATAGAAGAAATGCAGGTAGCAATGGAAGAAGAAAGAATAGCTGAAAGAGAAGAAGAAAACAGAGAAGAATTGTTAGAAGAAGTAGAAGAAGATTTTGAAGCTGTAGAAAGCGAAAGTCCTAGTGGTAAAAGTAAATTAATGGTTACAGCATTAAATGTAATCAAAGCAGGCATAAAAACAGCTTCTAACAGCTATTCTCAGGCTTCTAGTGGCTCTCAAACAAATAACACAGGTAATAACTCATCTAATACAAATACAACCACAGGGAGTGCGACAGTATCAGGCGGTGGAATAAGCACTTCATCAAGTCCAAGTGCATCTGACCAGTTTGCAAGTGCAACCCAACAAACAAACCAAGTTTTGTCTATGTCCAATGATACAGTCGGTGGTGTAACTATGTCTGTTACACCTTTGCCTACATTTGATAATTCTGCATCAGTTGCAATAGCAGATGTACAAGTGCAAAGTGTACAAGGAGAAATAGATACTGCAATGTCAGGAGTTATGACAAGTTCAGAAGCAGATCAAATAGCTGATCAAATAATTGCTGCAAACATAGAAGCACAACAGGAAGAAATAGAGCAACAACAACAAGAAACTGGCGAATACGGAGATGAATCAAAACTTATAGCACTTATTGGTTATGTGCCTAGTTTTAATAATTATACACAAGTAACAGTTCCCGATGCACAAGATTGGTACTCTAGTCAAACAATATATGAATCTGCTACACTAAATGACAATGTGGGTGCATTTTATGGACTCGTGAATGAAAATTTACAAGGTCTTAGTCAGATGATTGAAGATCAACCTAATATTTGGAGATAGTCAATGGATTGGTTTCAAAATAAAACAACGCAAATAATTGCTCTTGTTGGTATCGTGGGAACGCTAGCAGGCTTCGGCTACACTGGCGCAGAATATGTTAATAGGTTAGAAAACCTAGAAGCAAAGATTGGTGGTATAAGTGAAGCAGAGGACAATGTACAGATCATTGAAGAACGCTTTGCATCTATAGAAACATCAGTACAGTTCTTGGAAAAGGAATTAGACAATATTAAAGTTCCTGATGTAACTGAAATAAAAACAGATATAGCCACAATTAAAGCTGACTTACAAAGCCTAGATAGCAACTTAGACAAATTAGAAACTAAGCTAGATAAGAAAGACAGTAATCCACTAAACGGATAATGCGTCTTTTAATAATTAGCGTGGTTCTTACTGCTTGTGCAACAGCACCAGTGCAAAAAGAATGGAATGATAAATACGACCCTGATGCTTGGCGTAAACAGTTTGAAGAATGTAGAGATTTGTTATACACCGCTTATCCCGAAGAAGTACAACAAGATGAATGGTCAAAATGTATGAGCAAAGATTATGAAAAAGGTTTTTAATTGGTTAGTAAGCCTATTTGTTCAACACTATCAAGTAAGAGTATCGTTTAACAAAGAGTACGGAGATTCAGACGATAAAGTCTACATAAGCAAAAAAATACTTGTGCAAAAAGAAAACCATCTGAAGTTTCGTGATCTTGATAACAAGACTATTGAATATAGAAGTGCAGGCGGATTAAATTACATTATTGAGGATATTTAATGCAGTCATATGTTGGTAGAGTAAGCACTCCAAAGGAAAGAAAGAAAACTCCTAATGATGTGATAATGACAAATCCAAACACCGCAAAGTGGATTGTTGATTATTTTGCACCAAGCGGAAAATTGCTTGACCCATGTAAAGGCGATGGTGCTTTTTGTAATATTTTAAAAAATTATGGAGACACAGATTGGTGCGAAATATTAGAAAATAAGGATTTTTTGAATTATACAAAAAAAGTAGATTGGATAATTACAAATCCACCATTTAGTATTTTTGATGCCTTTTTACTTAAATCTTTTGATATTGCTGACAATGTAGTTTTCTTTTGCCCATTGACAAAAGTTTTTAAAGGCAAAAAGCTAGATATAAAAATATGTGAGTATGGTGGCATAAAAGAAATCATACACATGGGCGGTGGCAATCAACACGGTTTTCCATTTGGTTTTTCTACAGGGTGCATCTATTACCAAAGAAACTATAAGGGAAATATAAAATTAACTAGAAATTATTGAGGATATGTAGTGCAACAGATACTAATAGGAATTATCTTAATGCTTGGTTTAGCAAGCTATTATTTCTACAGTCAAAATAAAATACTAACAGCAAACAATGTGGCATTAGAGGGCGCAGTTGCTACACAAGAAGAAACGATTGCTACAATACAAGCAGACTTTGAATTGCAAACACAACAGCTACAAGACCTTACGGTCAAGAGCCAAGCTGCACAACAAGAATTAAACAGATACACACAGTTTATACAGAACTATGAGTTAGCATCTGAAATACTGGCAGACCCAGTAAAAATGGAGAGGAAAATAAATAATGGTACAAAGCATATCATGGAAAACATTGAGCAAATCAGCAGTGATGTTGATGATCTTGATAATGGCTTGCAGTTGCAGTCTACTTCCGACTAGAGAAATACAAGTAACCGCAAAACCTATGGAACGCAAGATAGTTCAACCTATCATGCCTAGAGCAATTGACCTAAAGGAATTGCAGTGGATGACCGTTACACCTGACAACTGGGAAGATCAATTGGCAAGAATAGAGCAACAAGAGGGTGAGTTAGTGTTCCTAGCTATGACCATTCCTGATTATGAAGTCATGGCTTACAACATGCAGGAAATCAAAAGATACATCACAGAGCTTAAAGATGTGGTTGTTTACTACCGCAAAGTAACAACTGAAAACCTTTCAAATGAAGAATAAATCTGATAGCCTTAAATTTTCATATAGGAGAATAATATGGGAATGA